ACACACTCAACCATCTCATTGAAAGAATTAAGATTTACAATGAAGAGGAATTTAACTATGAATTTGTAAACATCACACTAAAGGGAAAATGACAGATGAATTCTATTGCGTAGTAAAGTTAGTGACAGGAGAAGAAATCTTCTCTATTGCTTCTCTTGACACGGATCTTAACGGCAATAGTATTGTCGTTCTCTGCAATCCCGTCATTATGAAAATAGTGAAAAGGGGATTGGTTTCTGGTGTAAAAGTAGAACCTTGGATGAAAATCCCTGATGAGGATATCTACACCATCAGTATGGACAAAGTAGTAACCATTACAGAGATCACTAATAAAGAGATCATCAAGTTCTATAAAAAGTTTCTTGACGAAACAATTGAAGATGATGAAGAAGAGGAATCTCAACAAGTAACACCTGATAAAAAAATGGGTTACTTAGGAACAGTAACAGAAGCTAGAATTAAACTAGAAGAAATATACAAGCTAGATGTCTCTGACAACCACCACAAGGGTGATTCTACTCAAGAATCGTGATTGTGTCAAGATGGTAATTTGTGGTATAATATAAACAATTAATCAGAGTTAAAGAAATGTTATGCCAGTCAGAGAAAGATCAGAGCATTATGTAAATAACAAGGATTTCCTTGCTGCCATTGTGGAGTATCGAATTAAAGTTCGTAAAGCAGCACAAAAAGAAAACCCTGATATTACAGACGATCAACTTAAGAACTGGTCCAGTCCCAATAAACCACGCATCACAAATTATTTGGGTGAGTGTTTTCTGAAGATTGCGACTCACCTTTCTTACAAGCCTAACTTTGTGAACTACATGTTCCGTGAGGACATGATCTCTGATGGTATTGAGAACTGTGTTCAGTACATGTTGAACTTTGATCCAGCAAAGTCTTCAAATCCTTTTGCTTACTTTACTCAGATTATTCATTACGCATTTCTGAGAAGGATTCAGAAAGAGAAGAAGCAACTGGAAATCAAAACTAAGATTATTGAAAAGACTGGATATGATCAGGTAATGGTCGTTGAGGATGGTGCAAATGGCACGTCTTCCGACTATAATAGTATCAAAGAAAAGATTCACTACAAGTTGAACCGTCAATGAAGTGTGCCATTATCACTGACCAGCATTTCGGTGCCAGAAAAGGTAGTAAGTTCTTTCACGAATACTTTCTAAAGTTCTACAATGAAGTATTTTTTCCAACTCTTGAAAGAGAATCTATCCGATGTGTCATCGATATGGGAGATACTTTTGACAACCGCAGGTCTATTGATCTCTGGTCTCTGGAGTGGGCTAAAAAGAATTACTATGACCGTCTGCGGGATATGGGAGTGGACGTGTATACTGTTGTGGGTAATCACACTGCCTACTACAAGAACACTAACGACATTAACACAGTGGATCTACTCCTACGAGAGTATAGTAATGTGGTGGTTATCTCTTCTGCTTCCGAGAAGGTAATCGACGGCAGGAAGATCATGTTCCTTCCATGGATCAATGATGACAATCGTCAAGAGACCTACAGTGCCATTGATAACAGCACTGCTGAGATTGCCATGGGTCACCTTGAACTGAACGGGTTCAGAGCACACAGAGGGCACGTTCAGCAAGAGGCAAGAGACGACACCAGACTGATTGGTAGTTTCAAGAAAGTCTTCTCTGGTCACTACCATACCCGTTCTGATGACGGCAAGGTTTTCTATCTTGGCAATCCTTATGAGTTGTATTGGAATGATGTAAACGACAGCAGAGGTTTCCATATCTTTGATACCGAAACCTTAGAACACACACCAGTGAACAATCCTTTCAGGATGTTCTACAACGTGTATTATGAGGACACACCGTACCAATTGTTCGATGCTACCGAATATTCTGGCAAAATTGTAAAGATTATTGTTCGTCAGAAGTCTGATCCCAAGTCTTTTGAAAAGTTCGTCGATAAGATTTCTTCTGTTGCTGAAGAAGTCAAGGTAATTGAGAACTTTGCCATCGAAGAGAATGATGACTTTGAAGTTGAAGAGTCTGAGAATACGATGTCTATCCTACATCGTTATATTGATGAGTCTGAAACAGAACTAGATAAAACTATTATTAAAAAACTCTTTGAGAAGATTTATAGAGAAGCCTGCGAAGTCGAATAATGTTTCTTTTAGCATCTGAAAATTCTTCTGGAGCATATGCTGTCGTAGATGCTAATGATGATCATGTGCTTTTTCTTTTTGAGGAAGAGGATGATGCCGAAAGATATCTAATGCTTCTTCATGAAAATAATGAAAAACATAAAAAATTGTCTGTTGTAGAAGTTGATGATGAGCTTGCTTTAAAAGCATGTGACGCTTATAATTACAAATATGCTGTTATTGGTCCAGAGGACATTGTGATTCCCCCCAACGAAAATGATTCTGTTTGAGAAAATTACTTGGAAGAACTTTCTGAGCACTGGAGATGTTCCTACTACAATATCATTTACTGATAATGTAACTAATCTAGTTGTTGGAACTAATGGTGCTGGTAAGTCCACTCTTTTGGATGCACTGTGCTTTGTTCTATTCAACAAACCATACCGAAAGATCAACAAACCACAATTGATCAACTCTACCAATGAGAAAGGTTGTGTTGTTGAGATTGACTTTAAGGTTGGTGGTAAGGAATATACCGTTCGTCGTGGTATCAAACCAAACGTGTTTGACATCATTGTGAATGGTGACATGCTTCATAAGGAAGCAGATGATCGTGCTAATCAGAAAATACTTGAGGAGAACATTCTCAAACTGAACTACAAGTCTTTCACTCAAATTGTGATTTTGGGTTCTGCTGGATTCACTCCTTTCATGCAACTTCAGTCATCACATCGTCGTGAAGTGATTGAAGATCTGCTTGATATTCGTGTTTTCTCTGCGATGAACAACCTCATCAAAGAGGATATTCGTCAGAACAAAGAAGGTATCAGATCTCTTGAAGTTAAGAAGAATGCTGCCAAGGATAAAGTTGAAATGCAGGAGCACTTCATCGAAGATCTAGAAGCACGGGGGATGGAGACTATCAATCGAAAGTATTCTAAGATCAAAGAGATTGACGGTGACATTGATAAGTTGATGTTGAAGAACAGAGATCTTAATCATCAACTGGATGATAAGCAAGAGGAGGTTGTTAAGTTTGCTAATGCTAATAAAAAGTTAAGACAACTTGGTAACATCAAAGGCACTTTGTCTCAGAAGGTAGCAACCCTTACCGAAAATCATAAGTTTTTTGAAGAGAATACGGTCTGCCCTACCTGTAAGCAAGGAATTGAAGAAAGTTTTCGCCTAGATAATATCAGTGAAGCTCAATCTAAGTTAAAGGAACTCCAAGAAGGTTTTAAAAAGCTGGAGGAGTCGATAAAGGAGGAAGAAACCCGAGAGCTTCTCTTCACCAATTTATCAAAGGAGGTTACTTCTCTAACGCATGGCATTTCTCAAAACAATACTAGAATTTCTGGACTTCAACGACAGTCAAGAGATTTACAATCGGAAATTCAAACTATTACCGATCAGTTACAAAACAGAAATTCTGAACATGAGAAGTTAGAAGAGCTTAGAGAAGGGCTACAATCCATTTTCAACCAACTTGCTGAGAAAAAAGAAGAGGTTAACTACCAGAGTTTTGCTTACGATCTTTTGAAAGACGGTGGAGTCAAAACTAAAATCATCAAAAAGTACCTCCCACTTATCAACCAACAAGTTAATCGTTATCTCCAGTTGATGGATTTCTACATCAACTTCAAACTCGATGAAGAGTTTAACGAGACAATCAAATCACCTATCCACGACAAGTTCTCGTATTCGTCTTTTTCTGAGGGTGAGAAAATGAGAATTGACTTAGCCCTTCTCTTCACCTGGAGGGAAGTTGCTAGGTTCAAGAACTCTGCCAACACCAACCTTTTGATTATGGATGAAGTGTTTGACAGTTCACTCGATGGTTTCGGTACAGATGATTTCCTGAAGATCATCAGATTTGTAATCAAAGACGCAAACATCTTTGTTATCAGTCACAAGACAGAGATGTACGACAAGTTTCAAAATGTGATAAAGTTTGAGAAGTTCAAAGGATTCAGTAGAATGGTGCCATGAACACACCAAACTGGCAACACCACTCCAAGAAGGAGCAAAAACGAAAACTCAAACCACAGGCATTGCGTCAAGCAAAAGCACGTTTGAAGCACTTTAAAAAGTGTCACATGACCTCCCAGCAACGGGGGGTTTCTTCGTATAATGGGTACATACGAATGGTTCCCGATGTCCTTCCAAGAAGTCAAAGGCACTCTTGCTAAACTGCTGGCAACCGAAGATCTCATCATCGAGCACCGTCAGGTCTCTACAGCATCGTTTGATGTTGATCGTCGTCTCCTTACCCTGCCGATCTGGGATCGTGCTTCTGAGACCGTCTATGACCTTCTGGTAGCACATGAGGTGGGTCATGCTCTATTCACCCCCAATGAAGATGTGTGGGGTGTTCCTATGGGGTTCGTGAACATCACTGAGGATGCTCGCATTGAGAAGTTGATCAAACGCAAATATCCTGGTCTCCCTAAGACCTTCTATCGTGGGTATCAGGAAATGCAGGATGATGACTTCTTTGATATTGCTGATGAGGATCTGGATGCCATGAATCTGGCAGACCGTATCAATCTCTACTTCAAGGTTGGTTCGTTCGTCAAAATTAATTTCTCTGCCGAAGAACAGCAGTTTGTTGATCAGACTGCCAAAGCAGAGACTTTTGACGAAGCAGTTGAAGCTGCTAAAGCAATCTTCCTGTATATGAAGTCTCCTGAGGAGGAGAAGGTTGATGAAAGTCAGTCTGGTCAGGAAGGTGAATCTGATCGTATCAATGAAGAAGGTCAAGATTCTGAAAGTAACGAATCCACTGACGACAACGATCCCCAACTGGATACGCCTAGTTATCAGAGTGGTGACAACTCTGGTGATGTTGATGAACTCAATGCCAAGAGTGGGTTTGAGGATGAACTGGAAGATGAACTGAAGACCCAAGATGCCTTTGATGATAAGTTGTCTGGTCTCAGCAACCGTAGCACTGAGTATCATTATGTCTCCCGTCCCAAACTGAAACTTGATCGTCTGATTACTAAGAACGATTATATTCATCGTAATATTGATCTGTGGTGGAAGCAGATTGAAACTGAGACTTGCTTTGAGGAAGTTGATGCTTTCTACAAAGAGTTCAAGAAGTCTGCTCAGAAAGAAGTCAACTATCTGGTGAAAGAGTTTGAGTGCCGTAAGGCAGCAGATGCTTACTCCCGTTCTTCTACTGCTCGCACTGGAGTGCTGGATTGTACTAAACTCCACACCTACAAGTTCAACGACGATCTGTTCAAGAAAGTGACCGTTGTTCCTAACGGTAAGAACCATGGTCTCCTGTTCATTCTTGACTGGTCTGGTTCTATGAACAACTGCTTGCTGGACACCATGAAGCAACTGTATAATCTGATCTGGTTCTGCCGTAAGGTGAACATCCCCTACGATGTTTATGCCTTCACCATTGACAATCCTGGTTTCTTCCTGAATCCAGATGAACCTACCTACATTGAGGAAGAGAACTGCTTTGCTCTGCCAGAAAGGTTTGGATTGATGAACTTCTTCACCAGCAGTGTCAACAATGCTGAGTCGGAAAAGCAAATGCTGAACATGTGGAGGACTGTGTGTGCCATCTCTAGTGGTTGGAACAGTTGGAAAGGTCATCGCATTTATACTTCCTATCCTCAACCTCCCTTTCTCGGTCTCTCTGGCACTCCTCTGAACGAAAGCATCCTGTGCCTCTATGACATCATTCCCAAATTCATTAAGCAGCACGGTCTTCAAAATGTGAACTGTGTCATCTTGACCGATGGTGAAGCACAACCTCTTCACCGTCACTTCTGGTACAAGTATCGTGATACTGAAGGTGGTCGTTGGGGTATTCGTACCTGTGATAACGGCAATGTTGTCTTGCGTGACCGTAAGACTGGCACTATGACCAAGTTTCCTTATGAGTACTGGAAGTTTACTCAGGTCATGCTTGAGAATCTGAAACTCAACTTCCCCAATGTCAATCTCATTGGCATTCGTGTTGCTGGTAGTGCCGATGCCAAACGCATGGTTCGTATGCACTGCAACCACAACTTTGACAAAGTTGATCCTATCTGTGCTAAACTTACAAAAGAAAAAACTGTATCTCTTTCCAATACTGGATATGACTCTTATTTCTTGATTGTGTCTAGTGCACTTTCTAATGATTCTGAGTTTGAAGTTGCTGAAGATGCTACTAAGAGTCAAATTCGTTCTGCTTTTAGGAAGTCTTTGGCATCTAAGAAAATGAATAAAAAAGTCCTGAGTGAATTTATCGAGCTAGTGGCATGAATGTAATTGATCAAAATAAAGTCTTTAGGAAGTATGATTTTAGTTCCTTCATAACAAGAGAAGACGACAAAAACGCATGTAATATTATTAAGAATATTATTGATAGTGGTAATTACTTTACCAATAGTCCGAAGTATCAAACAAGAGAAAATCTCTTTGCCCGTTCTGAAGATGTATGGTTAAAATATAGGAATACATTTTTGGTTGCTTGTTTCACTTATCTTGGAAAAGAAGTTAGGGTAGGTAATAGGAAGTCGTGGAGTTTCATGACGAACTTAGAAGGTGCTGAAGAACGTGATAAGTTGTGGCACCACCATTGGCATCCCAGTGAACGGGGTATGAAAATGCTTAGTGGTCTGTGGTATCTGGATATTCCAGATGATGTTGAGAACATGGATTTATGTGGAACTGAAATAGCACCACACGGACCACGTAGAGGTGGTGAGTTCTTTGTTAAACCCACATTTGGAAACTGGTTAATCTATCCATCAGATCAGTGGCATCGTCCTGGCATTGTTCAAAGCAATCAATATCGTTTTGTTCTTGCCGTAGATTTGGAATACTATCCATAGACAGTCTTGATACTGGCACACATGGTGGTCATGGTCCTCCTTTCGGGATTATAATGTATACATACCAATGAGGTTCGAAATGACCACCCGTTTGAACACCGAAAACCTTCTTGTCGAACTCCGTGGTTTGTACGGTAACAATGTTACCACTGCTGACCTGCGTGCTTACTGTGCTATGAACGGTGTTTCATATCCTACCGTGACCAAGAAACTTGAAGACTACAAAGACGGTCGTGGTAAATGGAATTTGACCGTTGCTGAAAAACTAGAACAAAACTATAACGCACCCTCTGCTTTGCCTGCTGTAGAACAAAATCTCATCCCTGAAAAAGATGATACCTTCGTCAAGTTTGGTAATTTTGCTGATCTTAAAAAAATTATTCAGTCCAATCTTTTTTATCCTACGTTCATTACGGGTCTTTCGGGTAACGGTAAAACGTTCAGTGTGGAGCAAGCATGTGCTCAACTGGGTCGTGAGTTGATCCGTGTAAACATTACTATTGAAACTGATGAAGATGACCTTATCGGTGGGTTTAGGCTTGTTGATGGGAACACTGCATGGCATAACGGTCCCGTCATCGAAGCACTCGAACGTGGAGCAGTCCTTCTCCTTGACGAGATCGACCTGGCTTCCAATAAGATCCTCTGCCTTCAGTCCATTCTAGAAGGTAAGGGTGTCTTCCTTAAGAAGATTGGCAAGTGGGTCAAACCTTCTGCTGGTTTCACTGTGGTTGCTACTGCCAACACCAAGGGTAAAGGTTCTGACGATGGTCGTTTCATCGGCAC